TTTTTTGCCATTATTTACTTGGGTTACCATATTTATTAACTTTACCTGTTTTAATTTTTTCTTTTCCTCTTTTAATTATTTGTTTTTCAAAAGCAGTCATAGACTCATCAAATAATTGTTTTTGAGTTTTAGGTCCAAATTTTTTCATAACTGCACCCATACCTTTAGTTATAATTCCCATTATGTTCTCCTTAACCTCTCTCGAATAATTTGTTCTGATGGCGATAGTAAAGCTTGCTCTGTTGTTGTCAAGTTAGTATTTTGATTAACTGGCTGTATATTTGGCTGTGTATTTACAGTTGGTTGTGGTAAATTTGGTAAAGGTATTAATGGTGCTTCTTCAAATAAAAAATCATTTAATTCAACATCAAATGCTCCGTCTAATGGTAACGTTCTAAATAAACTTTTCATTGCTCTTAATGTAGGCGCTACTTCTAAATATACATTTGGATCACCTAGATTACTTGCAATCTCTGCAAATCTTTTTCTAATATCTGCTGATGGAAAGTATGGTTCAAAAGCTCCAGTTGCTAATTTATTAAAAGCGCTTGAACTTATTTGTCTGTCACTAAACTCTCTTCTTAATGCACTAGTATTAACACCTAATATATTTGCAGAAGTAATATTTTTATTCATTTCTTGTTGCACTAAAAATCTTGCTCTGTTTGAATTGTAATATGCATTAATAACATCGTTCGGTTTTATTCTACCACCTCTTAATATTCCAAAGTAACCACCAGTAAATTCTCTTCTGGCATTTCTTATACCTGTTTGATATTCAGCAATTTTAAATCCCATAGATGCTAGTGGATCTACTTTAATAGGACGTAGTCCCATAAATCCTGCTAACTCTGGTCCTATATTTAATAGTTCTCCTCTTTTATCAGGTGTACCAAATGCAGCTTGTCCTAATCTTTGAAATTGTCTGTATGACGGTGCTAACGCTTGACCTAAATGTAGGAATCTAATTGCAGCTTTATTACCTGCTGGTGTTTGATCCGTGTATAGCTGTCTACCTTCTTTGGTTCTACCACCTCTAACAATAATATCTGCTGTTGCTTCTGTCCAAATAGATTCTGATATAAATGGATTCATAATTTCAGCACTTGCTTCTGTTACACCATCTACAAAACCAGACAACAATGTTTGATCATTTGCTTCACCTGTAATAATATTATTAACTAAAGTTCTGTATGGTCTAGCTATTACATCGTACGCATTACTGTGACTAAAATCTATGTAACGTAATTCACCATCATCTGTTTTAATTGGTATTAATGTAGAGTTCTTAGACCATTCTGGCACGAATTGACGTAATGCTTGTATCTCTTCTTCTGTTACATCATAGATTGCTTTTGCACCCTCAACCGCTATGGTTGGTACAGCCCCTAGTGTAAACGCCATGCCGGATAATCTTTTAAATCCAGTTGAATACGATTCATTATTATTTTTAACAAGACCCTTACCTTCTATATTAACGTATGGTGTAACTGTGCTTCCTATAATTTTTTCTCCTGCAGCTGGTGTGTGTCTCATTTCTTTTAAACCTTGTTCTGCAATGTTAGTTGTTGTTCTAATTATTTCTGATGGAAATGACATAAAATTACCAATAGGTAATATTCTTGCAGTCTTAACAGCAGATCCAACGTACGCATAATTAGGCACTGTGTTTTTAACTATATTAGCTGCTTCTTGTTTTAATCCTTTTAATGCCGTAGCATCATTTACATCTACACCTTTTCTTATTGCAGCTTTTTTTAATCTATCTAATTCAACTACATAGTTTGTAATCTTCCAAGTGTCATCCTCTGCAACATATTTACCTTGAAAAAAACTACCAAGTTTTTTTAATTTGGTTAACATTGGCCGTAATATTGCGTCAGTTGATATTGTGCCTGGATTACCTGTTGCATCTTTTAATAGATTTACAAGATCTCCTATTTGTACTTGTGAGTTTACAACTCCTAGTTCTAATAATTCTCTATAAGCTGCTTGTGCTTCTGCAGAACTTGGTCCAAGTTTCAAGAGCCCTGATGTATCAATACCTTCAGCAAAAGCTTTTCTTAATAAGTTAGGATTAGTTATACCTTCAAATAATATTCCGTTTGCACTAGCAAAAGCACCTGCACTAAAAAAATTACGTAAGTGTGTAGGTATAGATAAAACTGTTTTTGCAAGTTGTGATACCCCTTTTGGAAATAATAATAAATTTCTGTAAAACCACATTGCTGCTTTTTCTGCACCCTTAGCACCTTCTCTACCTCTAACCATACTAGTTAAACTTGCACCTACATCATTTATATTTGCAATACCATCAGCTATTTCTTTTGTTGTAAATTTACCAGACAAAGGACTAACTAGTGTGTTACCGCCTGGTAATTTTTGTAAAATATTATCCAGTGGTACTATTTCTATTCCTGTAGTAGGTGAGTTAACAGCTTGTTTTGCAAGGTCTTCTGTTTCCCAAAAAAATCCTCGACCACCTCCTTCTTGTACTTTTCTATTTTGTGCAGCCATGTCATCAAAATATGTAGCTGTTCTTGCAACTGCTGATAAGTTTGTCATCGCATTAAATATTGAATAACGTGGGTCTTGTATCTCACCAAATAATTCTCTAAATATTTTACTACCTCTACCAATTGCTTTTTCAAAACTTTTTGTTTTACCCATGGCTGTGCCATCTGTATATGTTAAATCAGGTAAACCTGCTGGTTTCTTTTTAACTTGCACTTGATTTACAATATCATCAACTAAATATTTTGCTCTTTCAAAATAATCACTGCTTTCAGGATCATAAGCTTTAGTTCTAGTTTTATCTGTTCGTGCTAAATATCTTCTAAATAAATTTACTGCATTTGCATGTGCTTCCTCTGTAGGTTTATATTTTTGAAACAATTTAAACAAACCTCTAGGTTTTTGAAATATTCTATATGTACCACCTAACCATCCTTCTATTCTGTCTTTCATGATAGCTTGTAAATCTTTTGCGCCTGCAGCTTTTTTAGTGCCTGCGTTTCTGTTTAATATGTTAATTAGATTAGTAAACTCACCTCTAGCATTATTAAGATTAGATACAATGTTTTGTATTGACTCTTCACCCATATCTGATTTTTGTAAAAATTTAACTAAATCATCTACAGCTTTTGGATTTATTTCTTTTGTTAAATCACCTTCAAACAATACATCATTTAATTTTTTATAAAAATCTTTTTGTTGTGTGTCTGTTGATGTATCAAAAAATTTACTTGAACGTGGGTATAGTCTGTCTACCTCTCTTGTAATATTTTCTACAATCTCTCTTGCTCTAAATGTATCTCTTGCTTTTAATCCAGCTTTTGCCATTTCAGAATCAAACACCTCTGTAGGTAAATCACCTCTTGGTCTAAAATATGAGCCAACATATTTATCTACCCATCTTTCAAATGCACTATCACTATATGCAAGTTCTTTTCCTCTTGTTGCAAGAGCTTTACCAGCTTTACCTACACCATAAACAAACGGTGTAATAAATACAGATTCAGTCCCAAACTTTAATCTATTTAATATTCTTCTACCTGCTTCTTCTCTACCTTCTCCTTCGACAGTATCTAATGCAGTGGGCCCTTCAAAAAAATCTCCAAACGTTCCTATTTCTTCTACGTCAGCAACAAGTGTTTCTCCTGTTGCACCACCAAATACACCTGCTGCAAATCTTTTCGTGCCATCAGGTATTCTGTCATTCAATGATTTTGCTTTCTTCATACCCTCTTGAACAGCTTTAGATTTTAAATTAGCATATGTACCAGCTTTTTTTGCTTTAATTGCTTTGTCTGCTAGTTTAGTTGCAAGTTTAAAACCTGCTCCACCTGGTATACCTATTTGTGTAAATACTTCTACAAGTCTACCAGCTACTCTGTCTTGTGCTGTATCTTCAAATATATTTATGTCATCAAAAAATTGTTCTACACCTGCTACAGTATTTGAATCTGCTCCAAGATCCACGAGCTCTGCACCAAGAGATACGACACCTTCTACAGTTTTAATTAATCCAGATACTAAACCAGCACCTACTGATGTGTACCATGATGCTGAGCTGTTTTCTTCTGCTGGTATAAGTGGAACAAATTTTGCCATTTAAAACTCCTATTGATAGAAGTCCTCGTCAAACTCCGAATCTCTTAAATCTGGTAAAATTTCTTTTAAATCTTTTTCTGGTTTTGTTTTCTGACCAAATAATCCTGGATTTTTTATTTCAGGATTTGGCATAGTATCTCCTTCATCATCAGGTTTCATGTCTCCTGTTATAGAAAAATCTACAAATCCTAATGCATTTGTTTCAGGATCCTTGACCAATTTTTTAAGTGTACCTGTATTTATATCCCAGAATACTTTACCAACTTTATTTCTATTTGCTCGTGCAAATGTCTTAGCTTGTTTTTCACTTGATAAATCAGCTTCGATAATACCGCCTATCTGTGTTTCACCAACTGTTCCTGCAAGTTCTGGTCTAACTTCTAAAAAAAATTTAGCTTTGTTTGTTGCTTTGTTTAAGTCACCATCATAGTCATCAAGATAAGTTGACGCTAATTGAGTAACAGTTAAACTCTCGTTAGTTTTCATAGCAGCTATATCTTCTGCTGATTTTAATCTTTTTTCTAATTGTCCTTCTTCAAATTCTTGACCAGCTAATCTTTCACTTGTTAAAAATTCTTTTTCAGCTTCTAATTGTCTTCGTCTTGTTTGACCTGCTTGTAATTGATTAAAAGGTTCTCTTGCAGCTATACCTGATGTTTGAAATATATTACCTTGTGGTGGTGTTGCTAAAAGATTTAAACCAAAGCCAGTTAAAAAACCTGGTAGACCTGTTGCTTGAAACGATGGCATTTGTGTTCCATTTGCATATTGTTTTCTTGGTTGATCTAATCCTGATGTAATACCAGTTCCTGCTGATCCACCTATTCTAAACATTGGTCTTTTTAAAGTTCTGTTCATATTAATCTCTACTAAATGGGTTTCCTAAATTTAAACTTAAACTTTCAGGACTTTTTATTGCACCATAAATACCAGCAAGTGTTGTACCAACACCTAGTGCAGTTTGTAATGGTGTCGGGTTAGGTATATTTGTTGTTTGTGTTTGACCAGGATATCCACCCATGATTCCTGTTACTTGACCAGCAAATCTATCTAACTGTTCTTGTGGTAAGAATGTAGCTTGTCTTGCTGCTTCTCTTTGTGCATCAAGTTGAGCTTGTGCTTGCGCCTGGTTCAGTGCGCCCAACTGACCTAAACGTGAAATATCTGTTCCTTGTAATTGTTGTTCTTGTGCTCCAAGAGCTGCTTGTTGACCTGCAAGTCCTGATCTAAATGCACCTAAATTTTGTGTAGCTCCTGCTATACCTTGTTGTGCTTGGCCTAAACCAAATCTATTTTGTATATCTTGTTGTCTAGCTTGTGACGCCTGACCAAATCCCTGTTGCAAGAGACCGGCCTGTAATAAAGCTCGTTCTCTCGCAGCCCCTGTGCCAAACTCTGCGAGTTGCACTCCCGCTCGACCACTGCCGAGCGCACCCAAAGCTGCTTGTTGATCTCGTATACCTTGTTCTTGTATTTGTTTATTACGATCAAACTCTGCTAATGTAGCGTCAATTACTTGTGATTGATATGGGGACATAAAGTCTTGTACGTCTTGTTGAAATGCTGTTGCTCCTAATGAAGTGCCGCCTAATGTTGTTCCTGCTGTTCCTAATTGTCCAAGAGACAAGGTTCCTAAACCAGAGGCAAGTCCTGCTTCTGTTTGTGCTCTTTGTAAAGCTGGTGCAAAAGACCCTACACCTTGTTGAGCTAAAGTTTGTGCTTGTGTTTGTAATGCATCTTGACTTGCAACTTGTGGTGCAAGTCCAGCTAAATTTTGTTGTCTTGTTGTAAAGTCTTGAGCTGCACTTTGTCTTGCTGCAAAATCCGCAGCCGACTCACCTGCTTGTTGTGAGATACCAGCAATACCAGTTGATACAACAGGTACACCTGATTGTGCTGTAACTTGTTTTGCTAAATCTTGTCCTAGATCTTGAACAAATTGTGCAGGTAAAACTTGTGATTGTTGAATAGCCATTATTTTTCTCCAAAATGTATAGGTGCCTGATAAGTATCACCTTTTTGTTTAAATTTTTGTGCTTTACTAGTTTGCTCTTTTATAATATTTTTTTTAACGTCTTTCCCTGAAGAACCATATATAGGATCTTTAAAAGTTTTATTTGGAGTTTTAGTAATTCTTTTTACAAAATTTTTGTGAACAGCGCCTAAACCTTTTGTTAATAAAGTCATTATATTACTTCCTCTAGTCTTTGTGATGTTTGAAACATTTTACGTGCGCCTTCTAATCCTTGCGATTCTTCAGATACGTCACCTCCGGATTCGAGGTTCTTCATCATGTTATACATGACTTCTGCGCCTTTGTCCACATCTCCATCACCCGCATTTCTAACAGCATCAGCTGTAAATACAAATTCATTCTTTGACAATCTTGCAGGCACATCATCTGCTTTTTCCATACGTCCTATTGGTACAAATCCACCTTCAGCTCTTAAATCCATTTCTTGTCCATCCATGTCTAATAATGGCATAGTCTTTTTTGCTACTGGTTCTTTCATAGAACCACCTTCTGCTCTAAATCTTCTTGCTAGATATTGATTAGGATTAGCTCTTATAGTTGCTATATCTATTCCTGTTTCATCTGAAATTTGTTGTGCTTCTTCTTCTTGTTCTGGTGTCAACATACCTGCTATTGCTGATGCTGCTGTAATACCTAAACCAATACCGCCACCTGGTAAACCACTAACAAATTTACCAAAAGGACTTTGCATAACATCATTACCTATACTCAAAGCTTTTAAAGGATTAAAACTACCTTTACCAAAAAAATTACTTAATGAAGTTCCAAGTGATGTACCAGCTAAACCTTTAAATGGTCCAATTCCTGCTAGTCCCAAACCACCACCTATTATAGCAGCTTTACCTATTGGTGACTTTGCAATCTTCTTAACTGTTCTTGTAACTTTCTTAACAAGTTTACCTAAACCATACATCTGTCTTGCATTTTCAAAATCAAAATTACCATCAGCTAAACCACCCATAACACCGCCACCCATAGCACCTATTCTACCACCATCTTTTGCGTTTTGTATTTCCTGTAATAATTTTTGCTGTATGTCTTCTCTTTTTTCTTTGTTTTCTATAGATTGGTCTAAATTAGTATCTTCGGTATTAAGAACATTTTCTAAAATATTTTTTTGTTGATCATAGGTAACATCTGCTACTTGCATTGGGCTATCGTCTTCTTCTGTATCTGGAACATTTGTTATCTTATCTAAAATTAATTTAGATCCAATATTTTTCATAACGCCTACAGGATTTAAATTTATTAAATTTTTAAGAAGCATAGCATCACCAACTGTATTAGTAATAGTTTGTGGATCTATTTTTTTAGATCTTTGAGCATCTATAATAGCTGCTCTTGTATTCAGAGTTTGTTCCATAGTGCTTTTATCCTCAGGACCTGGTCCATCTATAGATTTATCATTTGGACCACCCATAGTGTCTCCACCAAATCGATAAAGTTGTCTAGCTTGTTGTAAGTTTGTTATGGCCATCGTACTATTCTATTTTGTTTCTCCTAATAAATCAAGGCTAGGCATGATTACAGTTACATCTTTTCGTATGTCTTCTGGTGATATACCTTTATCTTTCCACTCTTTATCAGTCTTATATGTTTCCCCTGTTTTTTTATTTGTTATTTTTTCTATTATTTTATCTGGTTGTATTTCAATCATTATGTTGTTACCTCTTTCTTAATGTTTAAGTAGCTAATAGCTACATCAAATGAGTCTGTAGTGCTAGCTTGAATTGTAAAGGTTTTTCCACCTTCTACTACTAATGGATTGGTTAGTAATTCTGTTGTAACATTAGCTGTCAAAGCAGCTGACTTTATAGCTGTAATACTATTATTAGCAACAGTTACCGTAGGCGTTCCGGCTGATGTAACTAATATAGATTTAATAACATATGTTTCACTTACTAAAGGATTACCAGATCCCAAAGGACTCAAAGCACTTCCGCTTGTGCTATCATCTATGCCTGCGAATTTAAATTGATTTGCCATTAATTTATAAAGAAGTTAAACGCTTCTATCTCCTCTTTTAAATCTTCTTGATATGTTGAATTTAATTTTTCAACGATTGCATCAAGATCTCTGACTTGCGCTTCCGCTGTTTGTAAATCATATTCTTTTGCTGGTCTAGTTATTACTTGTGCTATCTTTGCCATTATCTTCTTCCATCTGGTTGTGTATCTAATCTAAAAGTTCCTAGTTTCCAACTTTGACTAGCTGCTATATTTTGTATTTTTAATGCAATAGCTCTAGCTCTTGCACGAGTATCTATTTTTGTAGTTGAAGATGTTATATCAAATGGTCCAAGTGGTGAACTAGCTTGTGAACTATTGGGATAATTTTTTAATTGTAATGTAATTCTAGTTGCTCCTACCTGACTTATAAAATCAGGTACAAATCTTCTTATCTTCATTATAAACTCACCATCTCCTCTAAATGTTGCAACACCCGTAGCTTGTCCTGTGCCTTGTGCTCTTGCTTGTGTAATATCAAAATCTCCAGAGGATATGTTTGAAGTAATTGCAGTTATAGTTCCATTTTTATTTTGATCGGTTCCTATTTCATGTTCATAGTAAGTTGTAATACCTTCTGTATTTCCTACAACATCAAAAGATGTATCAGTATCTGCATCGTATTCTGTTGCATGTGGAGTTCCAAACACCGCAGAATCTTTCCACATAGTTCTAGATAATGTGCCGTTTGTCCAAACGGGTCTTTGTGGAGAAGAGTCAAAATAATTATATGAAACCATTCTATTTACAACTGATGATGAAGACGTTGGATAAAACCACATTACTTCACCAAACAAATTATTTAGTCCGGCTGATATCATTTGATTACCAGAAGTTAAATTTATATCATCATAAACAAAATCTTCTACTAAACATGGTAATGATTCTAGTTTACCAGCATATCTAAAGAAACCGTTCTCTGACATCCAATATGCAGCACCATCAACTTCCACACATGCATTCTTTCCAACAAGTCCACAGTGTGTTCCAACTTGTGTAAACGCAAACGTAAATGGTTGACCAACAAAACGTTGTGTAAATAAAGAAGTATCAGTCCAAACATAAATTGCATCCCTACCTCTAATAGCTCCAATGATCCTTGATCCGTCGGCCAGTCTTTGTGTACCAGCTGTATTGGTTGCTGTTGGTATATATGTGTTTATATCTTCTTGATCCGAGAATCTTATAAACATGTCATCTTGTGTAGATGTATCTCCAATAGTTGTTTCTGTTCCAAAGAATACTAAGTGACGATCCGGTGTAGACACTAACATATGTCTTGATGCAGTTGGCGCACCAGAAATAATTGTTGCTCTTGTTGCAGTAGCATTTGATAAAGATGAATCCCATTCGAACACAGCACTATTAGCAATTAAACAAATTGCTTTGTCACCAAAGTTATCTAATGACCACATACCAGGTTCAATAACTAAATCACCTGAGGCTGCTTCACCCCACGCAACATAATCGGAAGTATTTGTAATTGTAGCTCCATCACTATGAGATGCTGCTGTTGTGTTTCGAACTCCTCTTGTAACACCTGTTAAAGTGTTTGATGAAATACCTGTATAAGATATTTCTTCTGTGCCAATTAAAATAAAGTTTGTTCCAGAATCAGGAAACTGTGATGCGTCTGATAATACTATTGTAGTTGTAGAATCATTGATTGCACCATTTAAAGTTGTTGTAACTGCTCCTGCAGCTTCACCACCCCAAGACCCTAAACCATATCCAAATCCTTCTGCTTGTACAGCTGGCCCTACAGGGTAATAATGTTGAATTCTAATACCACCTGATGTTGTTGCACCAGACCCTGTTTCATTAGAAGGCATTGTAATTGTAAGTGTTGTTGTTGATGGCACAGATGTTACCATAAATTTTTTATCATCAAAGTCAGAGGCACCAAAATTAGATCCTGTTATTGTAGTAAAATTATCTAATAACAATATTTCACCTGCAGTAATATTGTGAGCACTAGAAAAAGTTATTGTAACTGTTGGTGATCCATTAGTAGTGCTAAAAGCACTCGTAAGTGTAGTAGTAGATTTAATAGGATGTATGTCATAAAATATACCTCCTGAATATGCATATAGAATTCTATTACTTCCTATAATTGCATATTTTCTACCTAGACTATTAACGTAATGATGAAGCCCTCTTACAGCTCCTGTTAAATCATCCGTTCCTAATTGTTTCCAACCACCTATTTTTTCAGGTGTGCCATATCTAAATCTAACATTATCGCAGTCTACCCACTGGCCTTCTGCTGTGGTTTCTGAAATTTGTTTATTTATGCCTGGTTGAAAACCTATTTTTTGTAACATAAGGATCCTTTTTTTCTAATACTATACCAAATATCACAGATTCCTAGTGTTTAAAAGCTCATTTTAATTTAACTTTTGAGTCATCAAAACTTAAGTCTTTTTCAAAATCAGGATTATTTTCTTTATAGTTGATATGTATTTCAGTTACTATTCTAGCTAATTGATTAACAAAAGCTCTTCCATCTTTATAATCAACTGTTACTAATCCTTTGTCGTTAATTAATTTTCTTTCTTTTTTAGAAAAAATTATTTCACAACTATCTTTGTTCCATTTAAACTGCACCGCTAATACCTATTCCTAATAATTCTCTTTTGTCCCATTTATAATCTTTAAATTTTCCATTCTCAAGAACATAGTGAAAAAAAATTTGAAAAGAATAGTCCCCTTCATATTCTTCTCTCCAGTGTTTTAGTTTATTACCAAAATATAATACGCCATCACCTGGTTCTATAATTATTCTTTCACCATCTATAAATAAAGGCCAATCTTTTAAATCTGATTTGACAGTTACACTTACCGTAACTTCACAAGAATCTCTGTCTGTATGTTTGCTTAAATCAGAAAATTTTTTATATAATCTCCAATAACTATAAGTCTCTATTAATTTTAAATTACTTGCTTGTTCTATTTGTTTCTTTTTTGACACTAATAAAGAATCTGTTAAACTACCGCCGTATTCAAAAGTTTCTAATAAAGCTGAGTGTTTTTCAAAAACACATTTATTTTGAGCATTATACATTTTAGCATAATTAAACAACATATCTCTTTCATCTTTTGAAAGAATGTTTTTTATGTAAACATATTTTTTTAAATCATCCATGATACTATTGTATACCTTGTTCCTTTTGTTACTGGTGTAGCTTGATGTGGAAACAAATAATTGCTTGGCCACAAAACCACTTTACCTACATCAGGTTTTACATCTAAAATTAAATCTTTTGAATTAGGTTCAAAAAATTGTAAATGACCTCCTTCATAATCATTATTTAAAAATATTACTGCAGAAAGTTCTCTGTGATTATGTGTGCCACTATCGCAATGAGTTTTATAAAAACCTCCTTTAGTATATTTTAAAAGCACTAAGTCTGAAATCTTTTGAATTCTATTATTAATTTCTCTATCTTGAAAATAAATATTTGAAATTTTTCCTAAAAGAAAACAAAGAACATTAAACCAATGTGTTTCTGTTAAAGTTCTGTTTCTACTTAAACCATAATCTTTTACATATCTTACACTTTTATCAACTACTCCATCTCCTTTTTCAGATACTACAGTCGAATCTGTAAAATTATTTACGTCTTTAAAAGTTCTTAAAAATATAGATACTTGTTTAGGTGTTAAAAAATTGTACTCACCAATTAAATTTTTTAGTTCCATTTATTTCTCTTCCAATATTTTTCTGCATACCATTTTTTCAATTTAGAAGCATAGTTAAATGCTTTCTTTAAAAAATCTTTTTCGTCGTGTTGTTCCATTTTCATTTTCCAAGCCTCTCTTTTAAACGGAAAAACAGATGCTATAGGTGTTCCTTTTTCTAATATCCAACTACCTTCTTTTTTAAACACACAAGGAAAATTTGCAGGTAAAGGATGATCACCATCTACAATACCAGATATAATTTCAAATCTATCGTCAGGTCTATTTATAGGCGGCATATAAAGTATAGAATAACCAGCGGGCACATTTACAGTCCAAGGATTTAAAATTTTGTAAATATCAAATGCTTTATTTTGTTTAACATATGGACATGTCATTCCACCTACTTGTTCTATATTATGTGTTTCCGTTCCTGAATTAAAGTTCATTGATTGTCTAAAAATTTCTCCAAAAATTTCTAAGTTAGGATGCACTTCTACCCAAGTATTATTTTTTCCATTTGGATCAGGTGTATTAAAATTAATTTTTTGATCAATTGGATTTTTTAAAATATACCCTGCAGTTAAACTATCTAAAAAAGGTTTGCACATTTTTATAGTACGTTTATCTAGTGGATTTGGAACTTTTTTATACCAATCCGGTATATTTAATTTAGCTGGTTCAGGTTGTAGTTCTTTGTCCTCTGCTAACATCTTACTAGCAGAAAAAGTAATTATTCTTTCATTCATTAAAATTCCATCGAAGATGGAACATTTATACTATTTTTTAAAAAACAGTCAAGCCAAGACTTGCCTGTGACTGGGTAAGATAAAGAACTTATATCAATTGCTTTTAAAGCAGTTAAATTTGTAGCCCAAATAGATGGAGGGTTTAATGTGTTACTATTTTGTTTTTCTAAACGATTTATTAATACTTCTAATCTTTCTTGAAGTTCTTCTTGAGTATATTCAATTTCATCTATATCAGAAGGACCATCAATCAAAGTTGTATTTAGTGGATGTGTTGATGTAAATTGTTTATTATTTTTTTGTAATTCTGTAAAATCGGCATCAGATATTTCTTCATAAGAACTACAATTTGCATATGTATTTATCCAATAATCTCTAGACTCTGTATCTTCACAGATGAATTGGTAATTATTATCACTATCTTTAATAACATACTTTGCCATATTATACTGATCCCGAATTATCGTAAATAAAAATAAACCCAGCTTGTCCGGCTTGTCCAGATCCACCTGTTGCACCGCCGCCGCCACCGCCAGATGAATCTCCCGTAACTAATAGGGTATTATTTCCCGAAAAGTCACCTGTTGAACCCGGAGCGTTTCCTGGATTACCGGGAGGTTGTGGACCACGTCCTCCACCAGTTCCACCGTTTGCTGTTCCTATATTAGTTACCGAACTAGCTTGACCTGCTTGTCCTTGTTGTTGACTAGGTCCGCCGTTACCGCCACTTCCAATTGAATAAGCATAAGAATCACCACCTGTTACAGGTGCAAAGAAAAATCCGTAGCCTCCAGGACCTCCACTTTTACCAGGTTTTGGAGAAGGAACGTTATTTTGAAATCCTCCGCCGCCACCGCCGCCACCTTTAATAAAAGCTGAAGCACTTGTAGCATTTGCATTAGCCGTCCAAGTTCCAGAACCAGTGTCAAAAAAGTTTTTTGCTACATTAACCCCACCTCCAGCTGAACCTGTAGCCGCAGCTACAATTCTTCCAGATGAGTCGACTGTAATATCTGCTGTTGTAAAAGTACCTTTTGCGGGTTTAATTATTTTTGGCATTTATTCTCCTAGTCTACCATTTCTACATAAGAAACATGGAACGCTATATCACTAGCAGCGCCAGCTGTTACAGCGATTAAATCTGTTTCGTCTAAGTAGATAGGTCTTGCAATTAAATCTAAAGTTGAATCTGCAGGTACAGAAATTGTACTTGCAATTTTATAATAAGTTGAACCATTGTCATTACTAATTTCTACTGTTACGTCAGCAGCGTTAGTACCATCAATGTTTGCTAATAATATTGTATCAATTCTTACTGCAGTTTCTGCAGGTACATCAATCATAGTAGTTCTGTTAGTATCACCTAAAGTACCCATAGCGTTTTTGGGTGTGATTGTTGCTATATTTACAAGATTTGGTGTTGCCATTTTTTATTCTCCTTTGATATTAATATCCGAAAACTAAAGACAATGCAATAGCTTTTCCATCTGTTGTTACAACTTGTGTTGAGCTTGATGTTGCGTTAGTTACTTTTGCTCTACCTGTTCCGTTTGGAGCTACTGTTATATCTCCATTTGCGGCATCTGTGATAGTAATAGTTCCTGAATTTGTCCCAGAATTAGTGTCTAAAACAAGGTCATGTGCACCACTTGTTGTTAATGTAGCTGCAGCCGCACCTGTTCCAATTCTAAGCTCTCCAGTTCCTTTTGGTTTTAAATGAAGATCAACATTTGTTTCTCCACTTGCTCCAAGGATAGGAGGATTACCTGTTGCTGCATTTGTAACTTCTAATTCATTAACTGCTGAAGCAGTTGTTTGAAATATAATTTGTTCAAGACCATTTTCATCTCCAATAAAATGAGCATCATCTATTAAAATATTGTGTGAGTTAGTATCTAAATTACCACCTAGTTGAGGTGTTGTATCTTCAACAACACTTGCTATACCAGTTCCAATAGCTAATGTGTCTATGTCAGGGTTTGTACCATCGTTTGCTGTTGCAAAAACAATTTTATCGCCTTTATCTGTAGCTGAAAAAGTAAAAGAATCTCCTGATCCAGATACATATTTAAATTGTACTGTGTATGCACCCGATGTTGAATTTCTTAAAAAATAAAAAGTTTGAACATCTAAAGGTATTGTTACAATTTGATTTCCTGTAATAGTCCCTGTAAATTCTATCATTCTGTGAGAAAGTTCTGCACCTGTAGCACCATCAGAAACAGATAATGCAGTTGTTTGAGCTCCGCCTGCTATAGATTTAGCAATATAGCCACCAGAAATTTGTTCTATAATTTGTAAATTGGTATTAGTTTTTGTCCCCCACGTACCGGCGTTTTCACCAGTTGCTTGAAGTTCTACCCCTAAAGGTGTGTATGTTGATGCCATAATTTATCTCCTATGCAGCGTCACTATAACTTGTATTTGATCCAGTTGCAACATCTGTATATGATGAATTTGAACCTGTGTCAACGCTTGAATAAGCTTGAATTCCAAAACCTGAAGATGTTCCAAATGTAGCAACAGAAGCTGTTACAGAAACTCCTGTTAATCCCATTACAACAGGAGGACTCAAAGATCCTACATTTACTGTTGCGGAAACTCCTGTTAATCCCATTACATCTGCAGGTGTTATTGATCCTACAGAAGAAGTCATTTCTAAACCTGTTGGTATAATTGTAGGATTAGATGTAATAGATGGGTCACCAATACTTACTGTTGCAGAAACTCCTGTAACTCCCATAACATCGGCAGGTGTTAATGCTCCTACACTTACTGTTGCAGAAACTCCTGTTAGTCCCATAACATCGGCAGGTGTTAATGTTCCAACTGATGCTGTTGCAGAAACTCCTGTTGGTGCAACAACTACGTTACCAATTATTGTAGGATCACCAACACTTACTGTTGCAGAAACTCCCGTTAATCCCATTACATCTGCAGGAGAAAGTGATCCAACATTTGCTGTTGCAGATTGTCCGTCAAGTAAAACTGTTCCTTGGATACCCCAACCTTCGTTGTTATTCCATTCACCTCTACCCCAACCAGAACCTATTTCTGCATCTACTGATACAGAACCAACTGATGTTGTTGCAGAGACTCCTGTTAAAGATACAATAAAAGTTCCACTCCAACCATCTTCACCCCAGCCATCAGATCCCCAACCTGCTTCAGGAAAAGATTTTACAGTTCCAACTGATGCTGTTGCAGACACACCTGTTAGTGAAACAGTTGCTTGATTAGATTGCCATGAGTTTTGATTCCATGCTACGAGTGGATCATCTCCACCCCAAATTGATGTTGCTGACATAAGGAGGCCCTCCTTATGCTATCCTGATAATAGCGTTAGTTGCGTCTGCTGTTGGAAATTGAATTGTGAAAGTTCCACTTGTTACTGTTTTATCAGATCCAAATGCAATAGCACAAACAGCAGGATCACCCGATGCTGAGTCGTTATAAATTAAAGCACCGTTTGCTGTAAACGAAGCAGAAGTATAACTTACATCTGCAAAATCACAAAGAGCGGTTGTGCTTGATGAAGTTGGAGTTACACTTGTTAATGTTGCACCAGCTGCAGTATATGCAGTTCCAGATGAGTTTGTAATTTCGTTAGTAGCCGAATAAGCTGTAGTTCCAGCACCTAAAGTAGCATCACTTGTGTATAAAGCTATTTTAAATGTGTTTCCTGTTGTAGCTGTAAAATTGTGAACTCCTTTTAAAATTTCTACTTTAAAACTTGTACAAATTGCCGATGTTATTGCCATAATTTTTCTCCTACGGGTTTGCTGAGGTTACCGGTATACGAACAGCGCCATCAGTATAGTCATCTCTTCGTCTTCTACCAACTTGCTCATTAGCAAACTTCTGTACCTCTTGTTTATATTTATTTTCATATAATGTCAACATATCTATCGGACCTTTTAAAAATCCATATGCTTCTGATAGACAGCAGTATAACAGTCCATTTGGAAAGTTAAGACTAATATAATTAGTGTCATTATTCTCTAATAAAGCTGGAGCCGCATTAAAATGCACTCTAAATTTATATGTAGTATCAGGAACTGGAGCAAACATCATCCTTCCAGATGTAGTATCTGACTCCCCTGTGCCGCCACCAAACATAGCGTAATACTTTGGCTGCCCTCTTTTTGCTGATTCTGTTGACGAAACATATTCTTGTAAATATGTAATATCTTTTTTTTCTAACCAAATATTAGCACCGGTTGTAGCTGATGTTGAATCATATACTTGTATACCTCTTATAAAAACAGCACCTGCTGGAGCATTAATAGTTGTTTGGCCAGTTACTAAATTACCATCTTGTTGTTTTCTATCTGCATCAATAGGAACATCTCTAAAAATTCTATATTGTGCATTTAATATTATATTTTCTAAAACAGAATCTGATAATACAGTAGAGTCTGTTTCAGTATAACTTCTTATTTGAGTTTTTAATCCTGATGCACTTAATCCAGCCATTATCCAATCCTCGCTAATTCTCTACATTTAGGACAACGATGTTTATATTTATTGTGATCATTACAAAAACCTTTAGGATGAAGTATTACTTCATGAGCATCTATTTGTTCTTTTGGTATAAACCAAGATTTAATTTTATCTATAATTTTTTTAATCATGCGCTTAATGTGACTGGTCCAACTGAGCAGCCAACTCCTCCTCCTTTAACTTCACCAACTGTAGCAGTATCTGTATCAACTGTAAAGAAGAAGAAATTAGCAACAGCATAATCTGTGCTCACTCTTGCACCACTTCTAAATATTCCAGTTGTTATTGCATACCCTGCTGACTTTGCAACATTTGCTCCTGTAATTCCATCAAAGTCTGATGGATTTGCAAATTGAAATGTTCCACCACTAGCCGTAATTGCTAAAGGCGAACCTCTAAATCTGTATGTTGTTCCATTTGTTAAACCATGTCCAGGTGCAGTTACATTAATGACTCCTGATCCTGCTTCATAAGTTTCAAAACCATTTTCTGGTATAGAATAAGGAACATCGCTTTCTGTTCTTGCAGTTCTAACATGTCTTAATGCAATACCATCAGCGTTAGTTGGTTTTGGTTCTAACTGTGGTTGTTTTGGTTCAAACTCTGATACATGAACAAAAGATCCATTCCATTCTCTAACCATTTCTCTATATGGAAACTCTAAACCAGATCTATCTGATATTGCTTTTGCATATTTACCTGTTGCGTATTTTGACATTAATCTTTACCTAAAGGTTTTTCTGACATCTGTGCTCTTTCAGTCAATTTTAATATATCAGACATGTCCATAGCTCCTGCTAAAGACATGAAATCATCTATACTAATTGGTTTTAAATTTAATTCTCTAGCTGCTTTTAAATAATCTGTATATTCCATTATGCTCCTGGATAATAAGTTTTAGGTGTTATATGTGTGCTAGAAGCAGAGCCATCTTCTGCTAATGCTCTTGCTAATTCATCTTCATAATATAGTTTCATTTGTTGTACTAATTGTGGTTGATATTTTTGTGCTAAATAAAAAGCTAAACCTGAAGTCATACAAGGTACAAATCTAAATGGCACATCAGTTGCATTTGTATAGTCACCAATATCTTGAATTTTTTTAATATAATAAATATGCATATCTTTAGATGCATTAGTTGAATCTGGTGTTGGATACACTTGAATACTAACGTGATCTATAAATCTTTGTACGAAATATTGATTAGGTGTTCCTTGAGAAAGTTTATTTGAAAAACCACCATAAGTTGATCTATCAACTTTAGTCATAGGACTATCTGATTGTGTTGTTTGAGTTCTATTAGATCTTAATTGTGCTTCAAGGACATCGGACATTCCATAAATATCTGCTGGTGTAGAAACAGCACTTGTACCATCACCAGCTGATCTAAAAAATTTATATTCAGCTTGACCTTGAATCATGTCAATATTGGTTTCTGCTATTTCCCAATAGTGAATACCTCTATTACCCCATTCTTGAAATAAGATATTAAGAGATCTTCGGGCTGACTTCATTTGATAGCCAGCCACAGAATTTAATCCAATACGTTCAAAAGATTCTTCTATAATTTCATCAATAGAAAAAGTTTTATCGAACGTTGCTGTTCCCGAAGTAGTATTAGCCATTTAAACTCCTACGATTCGTAGACTTTAATCCATTCACAAACAACTGTGCCACTATCTCCTGCTGTACAGGCTGGTAGTGTTATATTAACGTCTCCAGAATAACCACTAGCTTCATCATTTTTTAATCCACCAAAAGAAGAATAGTCATATTCCATTTCTCCATTTAATGTTTGAAAAACAATATTGGTTCCAGAATTATCCCATTCCATACGTAAAGCATCTACTGGTGCAGTTACTGAAACGTTACAACTAACTTTATTTAATCTTACTTTAACGCAAGATTTGTTAGCTGGGCTTTTTGCTAATTCAGAAACATCAACTATTTTAGTTGTGCTTCCAGAGTTATCAGAAACTACGTTGTAGTGAGTGATAAGTTTTTTTGATCCGTCAAATACAGTTGTATTTAATACTGTGTCTGCCATGTTTCCTCCTGTTAAAGAGCGCCTGCATTACCAGGCGCCCCGAGTTTATTTATTACGCGTCCGCGAATGGTGTTACTATTGTACCTGATCCAATCAATAAAGAATTGTGAACCATGTATGTAGCAGTATCAATCGCTGTGAAAGATACAACGCTACCAACGATTCCACCTTTTGT